GGCGCCAATGACTGACTCAGGGCCGCGCAAATAGATGGGCACCTGGCTTGCATACTCGCGCACGCTCGTCATCATCATCCGCAAGCACTTGCCCTTGACGGTGGCAACAGCGATGGGAGAGATCAATCCTTGGCCCCGACATTGATCGTGATCAGAGAACCCATACCGGCAGACCCGGCATCATTGCCGCTGTATTCTTCGCCCTCTTCCTCATCTTCGCCCTCTTCGCTCCCAGCAACCCAGGCGTCACAAGTACGGCTGGCGGCACACTTAAAGTCAAAGATCTCGCAGTACCCAAGGTCACCGGCATCGATCATGGCCCAAGGGTCACCCTCGTCACCAATACCCGTGGCGATGCACTTGAGCATCGATTCATCTTGGTTGAATGCGGAGCAGTTACCGCATCGACTTGTCTTGGCGTCCTTGATGCTGACTTCCCACTCGTCAGCCTTTTCCTTCCAAAAACCAGTGTTGGGCAGTGCTGGGTTCTCTGGGCCGTAGGCAGCAGAGTCGATGGCCTTGCCACGGTTCTTGAGGTTCACCGTGATGTCTTGAGTGGCCGTGGGGCACTTGTCCCCGGCGCCCTTCATCATCTGCTCGGCTGCACGTTCATAGTCTTTAGTTGCCATAGTCGTTCACCATTTCACTTTGTTTGCCCAGTAGGCCGCGCTCATCTTGCCCTTGGCAATGTTTTGCGCGTGCCTGGCCTTGAATGCCTCATTCCTCTTGGACCCGTCAGGGGAACCAGAAACACCCTGCTGCCCAAACCTGATGAGCTTGACCTCGTCCCCAGACTTTGCCAGCACCGCATGACTCTTTGTCTTGTGACCCGGCGTGCGCTTGGGGGAGTTGTAGTCTGAGAACGTCTCAGATCCGCGCTTGATCATTTCTTCTTTGCGGCCTTGGCCGTCTTGGCTGACTGCTTAAACGCTTTGGCAGTGGGGGCGCCGGGCGAGCCGGGTTTGCGCATCTTCTCTTTGGAACCGGCGGCGATGCGCTCACGCTTGGCCGCGATGTTTGAGTACAAACCGGGTTTCATTTCATCCCCCTGGTCTTCATGTTGGTGGCGGTACGCTGGCCGCGCATAGGCATCTTGGCCTCGGACATGGCAATGGCAATGGCTTGCTTGGGGTTCTTCACCACTTTGCCGCCCTTGCCAGAGTGCAGCGTTCCAGACTTGAATTCACCCATCACCTTGCCAACTTTCTTTTGCGCTTTGGTCATCTTCATGCTTGCTGCTCCTATGAATTCCCCAATTATGCAACCCTGGGCAGGTTCCTGCGCAATGGCTGTGACCACTTCCCAGACATACTCGACCCATACATCCCGACAACAGCGTCACTTGCAAACGTCAAACAAAACGCATCGGCCCGGTCAGGGGACGGCAGGCCGCGCTTCCTGATCTCATCTTTCCCCTCAATCTGGATCTTGCCCGAGCTTGTGAATGAGTAGCGCACTGTCGCCAGTTCAGCGATCAAAGCCTCATCCCTTGGCATCCGACAGTCACGCGCCTCAAGCCATGCCTTGGCCTTGTGCCACAACTCAGCCTTGAGGTTTCTGTACGTCTGGCCCATGGCGGGGCTTTCCGACACATTGATCCCGCGAGCAGGCAGACCCAGCTCACGCAGCCGGTCAACCACTCCAGCGCCCAAGCCAATCGAGTCCACCAAGATCTCTGCTGGCCTGGAGCTTGGCATAAGCACTTCCCACTCAGCGACAACGGCACCCGTGAGCTGCATTAAATCGAGGTTCTTCCACGTCCTGATGGGTTCAGTGACGGCATTGCCCTGTCTCTTACACAGGGCTGACTTGTCAGAACCAAACCTGGCAACGTCCAAGCCCCACACCATCCTGGCGTGTTGGCTGGCCTCAACGTCCCGGTTGGAGGCCATCTCCAGCAGTTCCATGGGGATCACCGTGTCATCGTCACTGCGTGGGAATTCACCCAAAACCCTGATGCGGTAAGCGTTGGACTCTTCACCGTAACGCGCCTTCATCTCCTCAATGTATTCCTGGCTGACTTGAGGTGAGTCAGCGCACGCTACCTTCATGGTCACCCAGTCATGGGCAAGCCGGTTGTGGGTGTCGTAGAAAAATCCACTGGACCTCACCGGGTTACCCAGCAGCAAGGTGACGGCATTGTGTCCCGACATGGACCCGCCGGCAGCCTCGAATACCTGTTCGGGTATACCCGATGCCTCATCCCCAACAAGCATCACGTTGTCGCTGTGCACGCCCTGGAGGGCTTCGGGCTGCTCGGCCCTTGATGTCCTGGCTGAGATGAACGCTTCGGTGGCGGCATCCTTGACCTCGATGCGGTCCTGCTTGACCTCGAGCTGATCCTGTAAGAGTTGCGGCATGGCCTTGATCCAGCGCTTGAGTTCCGCAAAGAGTGCGTCATAGAGCTGGCTGCTGGTGGGGGCCGTGACCACAATCTTGACGGGGAACCGTAAATGCAAATACCAAAGCATGGCCCAGGCACCAGCGGTTGATTTGCCAACGCCGTGCCCAGACCTGACGGAGATGCGGCGGTTGCCCTTGGCAATGTGCATCAAGAATTCTGCTTGCCAAGGGTCAGGGGTCACGCCCAGCACTTCTTGCACAAACCTTACAGGGTTGTTCTTGTAGAGTCTTACGAATTCGACAAACGGGTTCTGGGTGGGGTCCAGCGTTGTCTCCACTTTTTTTATTTTTTTTGGGAGAGTGACGGTGATGGGGTCGGGGGTAGGGGGGTGGGTCATGGTCGGTGTTTCTCAAGGTGCTGCATCAGCCTGCCCCCAGCCGCGAGCGCAAGGGGGGGGTCGGCGCGGCCAGCAGGCCAGGGCCGGCGCCAGCGCCAGCACCGGCGCGGCCAGTAGCCTGTGCGCAACTTGCACGCGCCTGTGAATTGCTGGTTAGTGACTGCTTGCGTGCAGTGCCGCATGTACGCTGGAATCGACTGATCGTTATCAAAAGCCTAATCGCTACATTGTCCATTATGTTAAGTTATTACGGGCATACGACAGTGCTTATGCACAGATATGTCCATTATCCACAGGCAATCCCCTCTGATCTGTGGATAAGTGGTCACTTATTTGTCCTGCCCTGTGGATAACTCGACCTCGATCACCTCGGCATGGCGCAGCGCGTCCATGCGCATCGAGTGAATGTTGACCTGGACCTGTGCCTGTTTGGCCCCATAAACGCTCGGTTTCCACTTCTCAGCCAGCCACTGGCGCGTTTGGATGCGGACGCGAGCGTGCGCGGCGTGCTCGGGATCGGTGTTGTCGGCTATCGCCAGCGTCTCACAAGCCAACTCATCGGCTGCTTTTGCACGCGCACGGGCGATCATATCAGGACGATCCTGATCTTCGATCCACGTCTCTAACGCCTTGCGCCCAATGCCCAGCTCGATGCAAATCACCGACATTGGTTTGCCAGCCTCGACCATTGCAAAGATCATCTCTTCTGGCAGCTCCTCCAGCAAAGCAATGTCACGTCTAAATTTCGGTCTTCCAGGCATGTTTTTAGCCCTTTCCAGAGGTTTTAACGCGCTCAAGTACCCAGCCCCAGCATTTGGCACAAAGTGCCTTAAATCGATTGATTGTGTCCATGCTTGAATTTCTCCGCTGTTTCACTGTCGAACATTTTAGGGTTCTTCGATGGTTGCGAGAGATCCAGATCATTGACAAAGTCATCAAAGCCTGTTTCTCCACCGATCTTGACCACCACCGGGTCAAACCTAGCGTACCTGATCTTGGCCTCGACCACTGCCTGGTTGATCTCGGCCTCAATCAGCAGCTCGATCTCCTCCATGCACCAGACGTGCTGCCCGGTAACGTCTGGCCGGTTTTCGCGGTACCAAGTTGCATCTTGCTTGGTGGCGACCACCACCATCAGCTTCCCATCTTTCCCAACATGCTCCACCGCGCCCACGGCTGGCCGCACAGGCACCGCGTTCTGAAATGCCCATGCCTCGAGCGCCTGGTAAGCCCTGACCATCCCGGCTGCTGACTTCTCGAGCTTCTCGCTATCCCTGGCCTGACAAGCAGACCAGACTCGCTGCTGTTGTTGCCAGAATTTCTCTCGAAACGCTGGATCAACTAAAGTACACAATCTGTCAGTCCCCCATTTTTGATCCTGATCCACCTTAATGCGATCAATCTCAGCCAGCCATGATGCCTGCCTGATCTCAAAATCTGTTGCCGGGAAATCTGGCTTAACGCCACGGCTGGGTATGCGACTTTTGACCTGACCCACTTGGTTCTGTTTTGCGTTCATCTTTTGCCTCCAATCCATTAATCATCAAATCAATAATTACTACACCACAAACACCACACTACACACCACACTACAAACAACCCCTTACAGGGGTGTTTGTAGTGTTTGTAGTATGTGTAGCACTACAGCTGCACTACATCTGTGGTGTTTGTAGTATTTGTAGTGGATAACATTGTTAACCATTGCATGACTCACTCATCAACCAATGCGGCCATTTTCCCTGCCTTGAGCAGTGCCTCTGCCTCAAATCCAGTTGTCACGTCCTTGCGGTTGGCCCAAACGCTGCTGTTCCTGATGGTCCCAAAGCCACTCTTTATGACGTGATCCTTGGCCCTTAACCAGTACGTTGCCAGGTCTTTTGCGGACACATCTGACCCGATCATGGCCGTGAATTCGGCCTTCCACTGGTCCAAAGTGATGGTGTTTTTGCGTCCCTCTGGAGTGTCCATAATGGAGCCAAAGGTTTTAATTGCAACATTCAGTGACTTCTCGGCAATCTTCTGTTTTGCCCCAATTGGTTTGCCCTTTTGTGGCTTATTTTCTTCGGTCTTGTCCTTCGTGTCGCCAACCTCTGATGCCTCAATCACTAGACTGGAACCGTTTTCCAGGCCCAGCTCAGACCTGTCAATGTCCACCGTGATGGCCTCAAACCCGTACCTTTCACCTTGCTCGCCGTCCTTCTGTTTGGACAGAAATATCTGCCCTTTCATGGAGTCTGTGAACCTCAAGATCTCCATTTGCGTGTCCACGGCGGCCAGGAGTGAGCTATGCCCACGCAGACCCTTACTAGTGTCCTTGCCTGCATGATGCAGCAACATGAGTGAGCACTTGTAGCGGTTCTGGATCTTGCCCAATGACTGGATATAGACCCCCATATCATCCGAATTATTTTCATTTCCACCGCCAAATGACCGTGCCAGCGTGTCGATCACGATCATGCGCAGTTGAACGCCGATCAACTGCACCAGCTCATCGATTGCCACAATCAGGTTAGTGAAGTCATCCGCACTGGATCTGAGGTTGATCATGGAGCGCACAACATAGAGCTGGGCCGAGTCAGGGGTCTTGTGGTGCTGCTTGATGGCGGCGATCCTGGCACCTATTCCCCCGTACCCTTCGCCTGCGATGTACAAGACTGGCCCGCTGCCGTTGATCTCTTTGCCCATCCAAGGTCTGCCACTGGCGATGCACTCAGCAATGGACATTGCATGGAATGACTTGAATGAGGCTGGCGGCCCAAAGAGGGCAACCAAGGACTGATCGGGGATCACGTCTTGTATTAACCACTTAATGGGTTCATCCTTGACTGACTGCCAGCTTTCGATCTTGAATGGCTTGTAGGTCTTGTCTGTTTCTTGGTGGACGTTGCCTGGGGCGGTTGCGTTTGTTGCGTTTATTGCGTTTGGTGTTGACCCACTCAATCTTTCCGGGGTTGTTACGTCATCTTCATGGCGTATCAATGGACTTAGTTTTGCCAGCTCCACCAGTGCCTGCCTGGTGCCTCCCAGGACATTGACCCACTCCCAGGCATCATCTGTCAACCCTTCCACTGGCAGGTCCAAGATCCTGAGTGACTTCACCACAGGGATCAGTGCCGCTGCCACCTTGCCTGCGTACATCCAACCCGCCAGGTCGTTGTCTGGGACCATGATGACCACTGCCCCGGCAAAGTACTGGGTTATCTCTTCGGGCCATGACCCTGACCCAGCGTGAGCACTAGTGGCGATGACTCCAATCGATACCAGGGCATCGGCTGCCTTCTCGCCCTCAGTCAGGAATATGGTGCGGCCTGCAGTTTTTGCAGACAACAACTCGGGGAACCTGTACGGCACCAGGCGCGTGTCTTTGAACCCTGGAAACTTAGCAATAGTCCCATCTGGCTGCTTGACGCAACGCATCTGGCGGTAGTCTTTGCCCTTGGCACTTTGAGTCTTGAATCTTTGCTTCACGAACAGGGGTTCACCGTCCTCGTCCACATAGACCCATTCGTGCTCGAGTACTTGCGGCGTGAGTGCTGGCAGTGGCTTAATGTTTGCCAATGGATCGCGTTTCTCGATCTCTGGCAGCAGGCCGTAATTCCTTATTGCGTGAAACAGCTCATGCTGATCGCAGCCAGAGTGGCACTTGAACAGCGGTTTGCCGTCCTCGCCATCACTGATTGAGAGGCTCGGGTTCTTGTCTCCATGCCCTTGTCCATGCCCTGGCAGTGGGCAACTTGCCAACCATCCTTTGCCAACTCTCTTCGCGTTGCCAAGCGCCTTTGCTATTTGTTCGGCTTGCATTTTTATCCTAAATGTCTTTGTTTAATAATTTGAAGGCGGTTGCTGCACAAAGTGGTACTTGTCCATTTCCAATGGCTTTAAGTCTGTCCACCCTAGCGGCCACCCCATCATCCATTCCGAGAAAACTGGAGGCATAAGTTGACCAGTCATCAGTTTGAACGCACCACTTAGCCTCGCTCCAAACTTTGTTCCCGATGTTTTGCTTGTCCTTACAAAGCGCCCGTTTTGGCAGGTTGTCGTCCCCATTGACGGGGCCATATAGTCGGTTGCCACTGGAGTTGGCAACGATCCAGATTCGTTCTCGTCTATGAGGTGCGCCAACGTCTGCTGCTCCCAGCACTCCCCATCTCGCATCAAACCCCATTGCGGCCAAGTCTCCAAGAACATCTCCAAGCCCCCGAGAAGTGAGCATTGGTGAGTTCTCCACAAAGACGAATTTGGGTCGTACTTCACGAATGACCCTCGCCATTTCTTGCCACATTCCACTTCGTTCTCCATTAATGCCAGCCCCCCCCCCCGCAGCGCTAATGTCTTGGCATGGAAACCCGCCAGATACAACGTCAACAATTCCTGCCCACGGTCTTGCGTCAAAGGTTTGTATGTCATCCCAAATCGGGAAAGGCGGGAGAAGTCCATCATTTTGTCGGGCGCACAAAACGCTTGCTGGGTAAGGTTCCCACTCGACTGCGCAGACAGTTCGCCATCCAAGCAAATGTCCTCCGAGAATTCCTCCACCAGCGCCCGCGAATAAAGCCAGCTCATTCATTTCCTCTCTTCTCCATTTTTTTAATTCTTTGCTCCAATTCGTACACCCGCCGGGCCAACATGAGCACCAGCAGTTGCCAGAATTCTTGCTTCGTTTCCATGAGGGAAAAAAAAGCCGGGGACAAAGCCCCGGCCCTTAATTCGTTACGTCTTAGAACAAATCCTCGTCAGAGTGAACGGGGATGGGTGCGGCGTGTTGCTTGGCCGCGGGAGCTGCTGGTGCCGGTACTGGCGCAGGGAAAGGGTCAAACTCGTCAATGGGCGGTGTCTGCGCGTCCATGCCTGCAGGCCGTGCGATCCAACCCGTTAAGTTAAATGCAGGGATGCGGGTTGTGCCCTTGCCGATCTTCTCCATGCGGCTGCCTGTGTACTCGATCACCGGGAGCTTGTCAGGGTTTGCAGCACGCTGCTCAGAGCACTGCTTGTAGAGCTGCTCCAGGCCCATGTTGGGGCCAACGCCATTGCTGGACCACTCGACAGTTCCCAGTGCCTTGGAATAAAACACGATGGAGAACCCGCGCTTGTGGTTTGCAGTGGGCTGCGGACCCTTCTTGCCCAGGGCTGCATCAGGCTGCCAGTCCCTGACTCCAACGCCCAGCTCGAGCCAGCCAGTTGTGACGTTGTCAATGTCAAAGACCACTTTGCCAAGTTGGATCTCTCCATCTTGATTGGTCCAAGCATTGGCCTGGGGGGAGAAACGTATGTAGTTGCCGGAGCCACTACCAGAGGACAGATTTAGCATTTTGCGTTCTCGCTTTCAAGGTTGTGTGTCATTGACACGGTTGGGGGAATGGGATTATTGGGCAATCTCTACGGCACGGCCTAGAGTCAAACCCGTGGATTCTTTTGTGGTCAGCTCATCGACCATGGCCTTCTTGTCCTTGCCCAGCAGCTTCTCGGCCACCGCAGGCGTCACCATCTCTGTCAGGACCAGTTTGGATTTATCAAGACCAGCGTCAGTGAGCGCTTGCAAGGCGGCATCTTCATTGGTCCATTTGCGCGTTGCACGCTTTGGCACCATCTGCCAGCCATGGATTGACTCACCGTTCCTGATACGTTGCACGGCGTGATCTCGCACAGCGTCAATGAATTTCTCCACCACTGGCGCACGCTCCAAGAGGTCAGCAATCTGCTCAACTGAGAGCGAGACCATGACGGCCTGGATCTGTTCCTTGTCCAGGGTTCTGAGGTCTGGCTTGGCCGCGAGCACCTCAAACCCTTTACGTTGGGCAGGGCACACAACCTTGGCAGGGCAATACTGACAGGCGCCATCACTGGGGTTTGGTTGGGCGTCATCCACAGTAACCTGGACAATGGCCGGGCGCAAGGTGTTTTGATACCAGTCCCAGAGTTCTTTATACGTCATCGAGTGGCTGCGCACGTCACCATGATGGGGCTGCACAATGCGCAGCTCGATCTGTCCAGGCGGTGGGATACCGTTCTTTGCGGCTGACCTGATGGCGCCCAAGGCGTAGATCTTGAGCTGGGCAGAGTCAGCATCCACCCAGCCTTTACCGCTCTTCAAATCGCTCACAATGAGCTTGCCAGACCCCAGGCCCACAACGTCAGCAGTCCCACCCAACTTGACCTCATCAGTGTCCACAATGGTGACGTACTGCTCGACCCTGACGTGCCCCAGCTCGTCCCTGACCCGCTTGATCTCATCGAGGTGGAGCTGCGCATACTCGGCATTGGTGGCCGACATAGTGATGCCTTCCACCTCCTTGCCGACATAGTCCGCGGGGCTTGACTTGGCCTTAAAGCACAACTCGGCCAGGGCATGGATGGCGGTCCCGATCTGCGCGGCCTCGCCAGAGGGTTGTTCTGGGATGCCAACAGACAACTTGACGCTGGCCGGGCAGGCGATCCAGCGGGACGCTGCTGACGGTCTGAGTATTATTTTTTGTTCCATGATTCGCGCTCCGCATCCTGTTCGTTGATGATGATTGTGTAGATGAGCTGGCGCACCTCATTACTGACAGCGTGCCCCAGGTCCTCGGGGTTGAGCATTCGGGCCATGAGCAGCGTCTTGTCCTGGTTGGCGCGTCTGGCCTTTTCCAGTTCCTGAGTGAGCCAGACAATCTGATCCCTCATGGCTTTGCGTTCTGCGTCATCCATGCTTACGCCCCCAATGTGCAATGAGTGCAGCGTCAGCACGGCCATCGTCCTTAACGCGCTTGAAGAAATATTCGTAATTGGGAAACAGCTCCATTGCCCTGGCCCGGCTGGCATCCTTGCCAGGGCTGCGGCCAATGGCACGGGTCCAAGTGGCAGGGGCCACAAAGGTGACGGGCATCTTGAGCGCTGCCAAGATCCCCTCGATCATTCCAAATGAACGGCCAAACGAAAAGACACTCGTCACGCCCTGGCCTGCCATGGCACTCACGCGCTCGCAGTAGACGTGACAGTCTTTGCCTGCATACAGGTTCAGCAGCTCGGCTAGCTCATTTGCTGACACCTGCCGCTTGGCTTTGCCATTTCTGTCCACGGTCATCACCGGCATATCGTGGATCTGGAGAGAGTCATCTGTGAGCACCGCGATGGCGCCAGACAGACCTGGGTCGATGCCTATGTGCCTCATTGGTTGGCCTCGTCCATGGCCTTGTTGAGCACTTGCAGCCTGGCCGCTACCATGGCATCCACGACCTGATTGAGGCGCACCACAGAGGCATACAAGGGCTTGGTGCGGCCACTGAGCCACCTGCTGGCTTGGCTTTGATCGATCTCTGCGACTCGGCAAACGTCAGCCATGGAGTAGCCAGCGGCACTGGCCTTGGACATAACGTCTTTGATGGGGTTGTTGGTTGTTTTCATGGCATAGATGTTAACCACAATTTGACAACTTGTGCAAGTAGTCAAAAAAATGGGGGCCAGACAGTGATGACCGGCCCCCTAAATGGCAACTGCGCTCGGGTGGAGTGCCCGGTGCAATCAGCAGGTGTTGGCCTGCCGGGGTTGATTGTATGGGGTTAATAGTTGAGTGGATTGTGTGGGATTTGATGACTTAGTCAATGTGTGTATGATCGGCAGATCAACAAAACAACCAGGAGTATTTAAATGATCACCAAAGCAGAAACCGAAAAAATCTATGCCGATCATGGCATCGACTTGACACCAGCAGAAATCATTGAAATCACTGCTGACGCAAATGAAAATGGTGAAAAAAACCATCGCGGTTTGGATGCCCATGAATGGGTCATGCGTTGGGCCTATGGTAATTTTCTTGAAAATTTGGATTGCCCATCTTTTTCTGAGCGCCTCGAGTACGAAGATTGACCATGTACTCGGAAGATTATCAAGAATGGCGGTGGGGTCAGATCCTCACCCGCCGCGCAGACTACAACCCAGACGATCAACCCCCAACTGATGAGGAGCTTGAAGATGATGATCATTGACTTCTGCCGGGTTCCTCGGACCATGCGCGAGTGTCTCGATGAAGGGTTCACAACGCACCAGGTCTACAACGCCGTGCGCAAGAACCAACTCTCCAACGTCAACCGCAAAGATGCCTGGGGACGCACCAAGCGCGGCGCTGGACTCTTTGTTGTGCGTGATGAGTCCATGCGTCTGGATCAGCTTATCGTCTCCACCAAAGACCTTGCAACGGCCCTCGCGGCCTGGAGATAAAGATGCCACGTCCAAAGAGTGAGATCACCTCGGTGGCCGTCACGGTCAGCGCCAGGCTGATCCCGGCGCATTATGCTGAGTGGAAGCGCCTGGGCGGTGTCAACTGGCTGCGCCAGCAACTGCGCGAGTCAATTCAAAAACGTAAGGAGCAAGAAAATGAGCGCGTTTAGATTCGGTTTTTTCCTCGTCTGTTTCCTGCCCTTCATCGGGTTCCTGTGCCGAGTGGCAGTGGAGCTTTTCAAGTACGGGTACAACGCGCTATGACCGGCTGGCGCAAACAACAAATTAAGGAGTGTGAGATCAACAAAGACCATACCGCGCAAGACCTCAAAATGGTCACCCCACCACAGCGCCCGTGGGTAGATCTGACCGACACGCAAATTGAAAATGTCTATTTTCAAATGGTGCAAGAACACAGGGGCGCACCCATGCCTTGGGGACAGGTGCAGTTTGGCAAAGCATTGCTGAAAAAATTCAGAGAGGTGAATAAATGAAAGCACAACAAGTCTTTATGGCACTCATGGTGAGCAAAGGCTACACCCCAGCAGATCTCGCCTGGGACGGGACCAAGTTCACCAACAGCAACATCGTCACCCGCTGGAATTACTTCCTGCTCGGGTGGGAGATGAGAGGTGTAATGTGATCAATATGCAAACAAGGAGTGAAATCATGGCAATTGACAACAGTACGGGCAAAGACAAAGAATTTTATGATCTTGGAAAAAAGATGTTTGATCGAATACAGCCGATTACTCGGGGCGTTCCTCAGACTCCTCAAGAGCGTTACTCAAAGCGTCCCTGGGTTGGGTTGACCGATAGGGAAATACTGGCAGACGATGTATTGCGGTATCACTTTGGATTAAATGGCGGTGGTGGGCCAGTGTCAAAAAGCGGCAGAAAAATAGTTGATGCAATCGAAACCAAATTAAAGGAATTGAACCATGGCAAATGAAACAACCCGCAAGTTCCCCAGGACATTTACTGAGGCATTCCCCAACTCGCTCGAGAATGGCGCCGCCATTGAGATCCACGTCCATGAGTGCAGCACCGCTGAAAAGCTCATCCGCGTGATCAGCCTCATTGGCCTGATCGTGGTGGCGATGGACTGCTTGGTCTGGAGGGCATAACCATGAACAACAAAGATACAGGTGGGCCAGCGTTTCCCGTACACCCAGATATGGCAGCCCAGTTGGGTTGCGTCCCCAGTCAATCAGACGCAGGCATGAGCCTGCGCGATTACTTTGCGTCAAAGGCATTGACTGTTTACTGGTCGGGACCAGATGCCTTAGAGGCGAGCAATGATATAGACGCAATAGCCGATTGGTGCTATTGCATGGCAGACGCAATGCTGAAAGCGAGGGAACAATGAGCGAAACAATGCAGCAACAGATTGACCTTGAGGTCAACAAGATGCGTGCCCCTGGCGGCATGGCCGCGGTCATGCTCAACCGCCATGAGTATGAGCAGCTCATCCGCAAGGCCATCACCAATGGCACTCTGATCGGGTACGTTCATGGCGAGACATTCACCCGCGAGCGCCTGGAGCGCAAGTACCGGGACATGGACCAGGAGATGCAGCTCTTGCGCGAGAGGGTCAAAGACCTTGAGCTTGAAGTCATTGCCGCTGCCAAATGAAGTCTGCCCAGCTCCCCCGCTTGATCAAGGCCATCACCGACATTGGCCTGACATCAGCGGAGGTGGCTGAGACGATCCATTGCACCGACAGGTCTGCCAGGCTGCTGATCCTGCGGCTGCGCCGTCAGCACCTGGTCCACATACAAGAGTGGACCCGGTCAGAGGTCAGGGGTATCCCGGTGGCGGTTTACAGGTACGGCATTGGCATTGATGCCATCAAGCCTTTGCCCAGTAGCGTCAGCGACAGAGTGCGCAAGTGGCGCCGCAAAGAGTCCCTCGATGACAAAGCCTTCAGACAGGCGCGTGATCGAGGCCGTAAAGTGAAGATCAGACGCGATCCGTTGGTGGCTGCTTTTTTTGGAGAAGTGAAGTGATTGACAAAGAAAAATTGAAAAACTACCTGCTCGCATTGATGGATGAGGCAGAGGAGGTGCAGGCCGCAAGTGGTGAAACACCATCAGCACAAGAGGCCATCCAGCAGATCATGGACTGGGTTGATCAGTCATCGATTGAGAGCAAGCCGCCTTTGGTGATCCCGCCAGCGTAAGCCTGACCGCGAATGATCATGTCTCTGGCAGTTTCTGGAGAGATGCCAAGACGTGTCGCGGTTTCTCCGATTTGCTGCGCCAGCAGCTCGAGCTTGGGCGCACCAATTGGCGAGGTCACACCAGTTGCGCCAGAACCTGCGCCCCAGATAACGGCCTGCGCAGGCACTGCCTCAAGCCCCATGGGTTGAGCAATTCTCTGGTTAAACCAGGGTGCAAGCGCAACCATCTCAGGCACTGACGCGCTGGCCTTTGGTATGGTTGGCACGCCCTTTTTGGTTGTCGCACCGCGCACGTCAGGCAAACCAACCAGGCGCGACCAGTGGGCGTCACCAACCGGGTATTGCGTCTGGAACCCAGTCTCTGGAACGCCTGACGCATGGATATAGCTCGGCACTTTGGCTGAATCCATCTCAATCAAGCCAGACGCCAGATACTTGCCCATGGGGCCAGCCTGAGCTGTACTGTGATATGGATGGCCGATCACACCGGCCAGCTCTGGCGGGAAATCAGCGCCCCGCTTGAATTCAGACACGCCGCCGTATTTTCTGAAATCTTCAAAACGGCCCAGCGTATCCATCATGTTGGCAGCGGTGCCGCGATTCAACTCTGTCAGCACCTCGCTGCCGGGGCTAGACATGCCCGTCAAGGCGTTGAATTTGTTGTACTCGCCAATGGCCTTGTCTTGCCCATAAATGTCCACAAAGCGCTGATACAGAGGGTCCATGGTGTACCAAGATGCCATGCCCTTGAACAACTCAGGCTGCAATCTTGCCTCGGCCACAATGTCTTGCAGGCGCTGCTCATTGCGGGGGTTCATCACTTGAGGCGCATGAGCTGCACCCTTTGGGTTTTTGGCGGTCTTGAAGGGTACGTCAGTGATGTTGCCAGCTCGCGTGCCTTGCTGGGAAATGTCGAACAGGTCTTGCCTGGTCACGCCAAACAATTGCTGGAGCAATGGGTTCTCTGGTGCGACCCGGCTGGTTGCCTCTTGCACCAATTCCTTGGGGTTTTTGTAAATGTTGGGGAATGCAATGCGCTCAGGGTTCATCACGGTGGCCTGGCGCTTGGTCACGTTGCTGGTTGTCCCCTGCGTCAGATCCTGCAACAACTGAGCAGGCAGGCCGCCCCGCGCCATCACATTGGCCGCGACTGGTTCCATGGCACGCTCTGCCGCCATACCGGCACGCTCAAACTGTGAGGCATACGTGCCCTTGGGGATCGCGGCCAGCAGCCCAGCCTCTGGCAATACTGGTGGCAGCTTGGTGGATTCAAGCAGGCCAGCAACGCTTTGCAGAGCGTTCTGGGCCATCTGGCCGCGGGGTGCGTAGGTGTACTGCTTGATGAAGTCTTGAGTGGCCTTGTCGGCCAGCTTGACGCCTTCCTTTGTGCCGTACTTGCCTGACCTGATGTTTTGCATGATGCCGTAAGGAATACCGGCCAATGTGGCAGCGGCACCGCTACCAAGCGTTGCGCCCGTCTCACCAATTGCCTCGAGGTAATCCAGTAGACCAGTTGCCATCATTTCACCTCAAAGATCATTGACCAAGTAAACCGCCAACCAACCCGGCGCCAGCCGTGACTGGTAATGCTCGGCGCATCAGTTCTTCCATTGCTGGATCAACCGCGCCACTAGGCATCAAACCAGTCTGTAACCTGCTTGCAATTGCAGTTGATGGGGCTGACGTGTAAGCCCGTGCAGCCAGGTTTGTTGGCATGGATAGCATCACGTTCAAAGGTGTGTATTCCATCATGCGTGCCGCTGTGCCTGAGTCTCCCACAATAGGTCTGAATGCTTGTGCAAAGCGTGCGGCCTCATACATTGGAGTGGTATTACTTCCCTCCATAAATCCGCGAGGGTCTTTGCGTGTCAGAGCTGATGCCAAATTCAATCCTGAGACATTCCCTGATGATGGATTGACAACGCCAGAGGAGGTTCTAATTGTCATCAGGTTTCGGTAATTGGCACGCGCTGCTTGAAATGCTGCCTGATCTGCTGCTGACAATCCAGACATTAAAGCATCATCGACAATTTCTTTCATCTGAAACAAAGCCTCACCAAGTTCACGATCTCCATTTGGAGTTGTTCTCTCGTTTTTCGCTTTCTTGCCAATTTTTGATGACAAAACGGCCAATTGGTTTCCAGTGGCCTCGCCCTTCATAGCATAATCTTGCAACTGCTTTACAAATATCTCAGATTTAAATGGTTTTGTAGTCAAACCCTCAAATGCGTTGTCAAGCAAATCAATGCCGTTGAGCACATAAGGCTGATCTATTTTTTGAACCGTTGGACTTGAAACCTTGTCGTAGACCTCGCTGATTTGTCTTTGAGCTTTTGCCAATACAGGGTTGCTCAATTCACTGGCATTGACTCCAATGGCCTGAGCTGTCGATTGGTTCAAAATCCTTTGATTGGTTGCTTTGATCTCATTAAATGGGCCAGACGTTAATGGACTGGACTCCATTCGAGCCTCCATCTGCTGCAAAGATCTGCTGCCAGTTTCCTGGCCTGGAGTTGTGCGAAACCCCATTGCCTTGCCGCGATCAAGTATGGCCTTTTGAGCCTCAGTCAGGGCTGCTGATGTGTCAGCGCCAACAACGCCAGGCGTAACCTGGCCGCCAGTCACTGTGGCAGTTGGAGTAGCGGTTGCCGTTGCACTGCTTTGAGCTTGCGCAGTTGCTGGCCCAGGTGCCGGTCCCGGTGCTGGAGTTGCCACACCAGGCGCTCTTGAGCCAAACAAAATGCTCATCATCTTGTCGGTCAGGTATCCACCGCCAGCTCCCAAAGCCCCGCCAAATCCAATTTGCTGGGCCTTTTGCGTGAAATACTCTCCAGCGGACATGTCTCGCGGCCTTGTCTCTGTCACCAGGTCGGACAATGTCGGCGCTGTTGCACCAGTCTGGACCGGCTGCATTGCACCGCTGACGGCACCAGAAACAGCGCCAGCCTTGACGGGCTTGGCGGCCAGGTTCAATGCCCTGACGGCAGCAGTGCTTGGCAACAGTGTCCCACCCACATTGCCAACCATACGGCCAACATCAAGCTCATCTGGACGTAGCTGCCCGGTTCGATCTTGGCGGTATTGTTTTTCGCCAGCAGTCATGGCTTGCTCAAATGACTGACGTGCTGGACGCATGAATTGACCAATGACTGGCAACTGTTCAGCGCCCCTTGCTGCAAACTGCGCAGTGCCTTCAGCAACATCACGCAGGCCACGCACAACGCCACCAACTGGAGATGCCGCGAGCTTCTCCATAACGGTCTGTGGTGCTGCTGGAGCTGCTGGAGCAGCAGTCCCAGGCAATGGCGGCAGCTTCTTCAATGCCTCGGCCATCTGCTCCCGCGACATTCCATCTGGGAAAGTAATCGGGCCATACCCAATTACGTTAACAGTTTGTGCCATTGATTACCTCACTTGAATGATTGTGTGGCTGGGTCCCATGAGAGTCCAGCACTTGGTTGCGTTGCTTGTTGGGCTTTTTGAATTGCCTTGAGTGCAGGGCCGCCACGCACTTGCATTGCAATTTCTGATGATCTTCGTGCATCAGCTTTTTGCTTAATGGTTTGTGGCTTGTCATCTGTTTGTGGAAAGTATTTTTTAATTTCCTTTTCCATCTCATCAGTACCGATAACAGCACCAGACTCTGAACGTAAATTTGCAGTCACCCAGTTTTCTTGAGCTTGGCGGTATTGCTGACGGCCACCACTTTCAATATAGTTTGCAAACCCAGTGGTAAGACCGGCAGACGGTATGCCGCGCAAAATTGCCTGCGTTCTGCTTGGACTTCCAAACACATCCTCAAGCGTCAACTGCTTTCCATTCATGTCCACAATTGGCTGCTGAGTCAAAGGATCAATCAATGGCTGATTGAAGATTTGCTTTGCCTGGTTCATCCGCAAAGAGAACCCGGCAGACTTTGCCTGATCCTCAGTTGATGCGCCCTTACCAGTCAACTGTTCACCGCCAGCACCTGCAATGGGAATGATTGGCAAACCTGGCACTTTAGGTACATAAGCAAACCCATCCGCTGTTTCGACACGGTCATACTGGCCGCGATCAAATTCAGCTTTGCTGAGTTGCAAACGATCCAAAGCAATACCCAATTGAGCACGCTCAAGCCGCAATCTTTCAGCCTCTGCCGGGCTTAATCCAGTCAAGTATTCAGCATTGGCAGGGATTCTATTTTTGTCAACCCAAACGATCTTGTTGTTCAAGTTCATTTGGACCATCTCGCGTGGCACGCCAAAACCTTCAATGGTCTTGACACTGCCGTCTTTGTATCTCTGGATCAGCACAGGATTACCGTTGGCATCAGTAACCTCTTTGGGTTCACCCAATGCCTCAAGTGCTGGAGCTTCACCAGTTGGAATTTCAATCCTTCCACCCGTCTTCAGTCGCTGGAATGTTTTGCCGTCAGCGGTTCGATACGGTTCGCCGATCACCTCTGGAGTAGGTCTTATTGTTTTTGCAAGATCCATATACGCTTTTGCTTTTGCGGGATCTTCAGTAGAAAACACCTGGGCATACTTCATATACGTGTTGTACAAGGCATCAGACTGATCTTGTGCAGCAGCAGGCATAACCTGACCGATCATCCCGGCACGCTGTACTGTTGGACCGACAGGCAGTTCCTGAGTTACTGGAGCAGCCAGTGCCTGGTCTGGCGTAATGGTTGTTGGTTGCCCAGGCATACCAATTGTTTCCAGTCGTTTTCTAATATCTTGCTGGCGCTTGTACTCGTCCAACTTCTGGCGCACCATCAACTGCTGAATCGCACCCTCCTGG